GATTTTTCCTGAGTGCTAGCGGAGTGCTAGCAGACTGCTTGCAAGATGCTAGACCAGAGACAGAGGGAGAGAGAGAGGAGAGGGAGAGACAGAGGCAGTTAGCGCAAGATGTAAAACTTGGATTTATTGAGTTTTGGAAATGTTATCCAAAAAAGATTGCAAAGCCAAATGCAGAAAAAGCATGGATGAAGATTGCTCCAGATGTTGATTTAACGAAAAGAATTATTCATGCGATTTCTGCACAAAAACTTATTGAGTGTGAAGAACAGTTTATTCCTTACCCTGCAAGCTGGCTTAATGCTCGGCGGTGGGAAGATGGCTTAGATGGCGGTAAACCTGCTAATGGCTTGAAGTATTGGCAGAAGGGATACCAATCATGAGAGGCCATGTAGAGCTACTCAAGTTGCGTATGCAAGGTCTAAAGCCAAGAGGCTTGTGGGTGTGCTACGGACATGATCCGCTAAAGGGATGGAATACTTGGTCTAAGGCTGGTGACACATTGGCATATCCTGAAATTGAGATACTTCCGATAGAAAATATCAATCAACTGGACTTGAGGTTTGCTGTAGGCTTAACAGTTCACATTGCAAGCAAAGAACATCTTGCAAAACTAAAGAAAATCCATAACGCTTTTGTTTCTGCAAAGGCTAAATCGGTTTTCGTATCCACTAAACACTGCTTAATCTTACCTTCAGGGAGCGTATTAGATGACTATGTTCCTGCGTGAAGATATTGATTTTTCAGCCTACCTACGGGCTACAGACTTAAAGCAAAACGTCAAGGACGTATCTACATGGGTAGACGAGCTTGCAGACAATCTTGAAAACCCTGTTATCGAAAAATCTACTCCGATGGAGTGGGACTGTACGAAGAACTTTGCGTTTAGACCTGGCGAGGTGACTGTTTGGGCAGGTTCCAATGGTGGCGGTAAGTCTTTGCTGACAGGCCAGATTGCACTAGGTTTAGTTAAGCGTGGCGAGAAAGTATGCGTTGCGAGCTTTGAGATGAAACCCAAAGTATCGATTAAACGGCTTATAAGGCAGTTTGCAGGCGAAAACGTCGAGCAGTTGGCATCCACACATGGACTGCCCTACAAACGCGCCTTGTATGACCGTTTTAAGGCTTTTGGCACTGGCAATATTTGGTTCTACGATCAGCAGGGTACGGTAACGGCAGATCAAGTTATATCAATGGCAAGATACTGCGCTGTTGAATTAGGTGTAACTCATATTTTTATCGACAGTCTCATGAAGTGCGTTGCCGGTGAGGATGACTATAACGGGCAAAAGCGCTTTGTAGACGAGATTACTGCGTTAGCCAGAGACCACAATGTACACGTACATCTTGTTCACCATATCCGCAAATTGCAGTCTGACGAGTTGATGCCGAACAAAAATGATTTGCGTGGTAGTAGCTCTATTACGGATCAGGTTGACAATGTGTTTATCGTTTGGCGCAATAAGAAAAAAGAGAACGAAGTAAACAAGGGCATGGAGACAGATATGTCTGCGCCTGACATGATTTTAATGAACGAAAAGCAGCGTAACGGAGAGTCTACTGAGTGGTATCACATGTGGTTTCACTTTGAAAGCAGCCAGTTTATTGAGAAATGGCAGGGCTTCCCGAGTGATTTTGACAATAAAGGACGGTTTAGAGGTGCATGAGTTTTTTGAAGAAGAACGGCATAGGTGTGAAGTCAGACAAGTAATCAAGTGGCGAGTGCAAGACAGAAACAAAGCAATGGAGTACCTGCAAGCGGTAGCAAAGAAAAGAGGCCAGGATGCAGCGGACAGGTTAAGGAAGGATTCTGCTGAACAATGGGAGCGTAAAAACAGAGGATTGGAGGGAGATTGGAAATGACTAACAAAGAAATAATGCAGATGGCGTTGGATATTATGGAGTCTGCAATTAAAGCTGGTGATTGGGTTGTTGATGGTGCTTGTGATCCTGATTGGGTTTTGAATGCACTACGCGCAGCACTAGCGCAACCTGAACCGGAGCCGGTGGCGTGGAAAATGAAGGGCGTACCGGCGTTTGCTACTTCACGCCCAAACGACACAGATTCGATTAAATGGGATGCACTCTACACCGCCCCACTACAGCGTAAAGAATGGGTGGGTCTAACCGATGAGAAAGTGGTGGAACGCTCTAATAAAGAAGTTTTTTCTGAAGCGTTTGCGCGGGGTGTTGCATGGGCAGAGTTAAAGCTAAAGGAGAAGAACACATGAACGCATGTCCAAAATGCGGGTTGATTACCGGAGTGCATGGCAGTACATTGCCGGGCTGTATGTGCTTGCTAACACCACAGCGCAACGACTTTAATCCTGACTGGGACGCAATGGCTGTGATGGTTGAAGAACAGCAACGCATGGCAAAGCGTATTGAGGAACTGACGCAGTTGGTTACAAGTCAAGGCATTCGTTTGATGGATGCAGAAGCGCGGGCAGAATGTGACGGGGGACAGTGCGGTATTGGCGGGTATTGTAAGCAGTGTCCAAAGACGCAGCCTGAACCGGAGCCGGTGGCGTGGACAGTTAGTGGTCTAATTACCGACTTTTCGCGAGATTTCAGTGCATACCAAACGAAAACATACACGCGACCACTCTACACTGCCCCACCACAGCGCGAATGGCAGGGGCTGACGGATAAGGAATACGAAGCAATGGCAGAGCAGTACGTAACTAACTGCTATTTCGACACATTGAAATACGCGCAAGGCATTGAAGCCAAGCTAAAGGAGAAGAACACTTGAGAGCTGCTAGAGTTGACGTAAATCAAAAGCACATTGTCAATTGCTTACGTAAGGAAGGTTACACGGTACAGCACTTGCATAACGTCGGTGAAGGTTGTCCAGACATCTTAGTCGGATACAAGGGACTAAATATCTTGATGGAGATCAAGGACGGTAGGAAGCCTGAGTCAGAGCGAAAACTTACAGCTCAACAAGTAATCTTTCATAAGATGTGGAAAGGACAAGTTGAGGTTGTCACTAGCCCAGAGCAAGCAATTCTGGCTGTCTTAGCGCATACCAATGGCAAATAACAAAAAGCCACGTAAGAAACATATTCCTCGTAGAAACATCTTGCCAATGACGATCCGACACAATGCACAGAGTGAGCAAACATTGCAGCTAGTACCGCACACTGAGTTAATGAAGTTCCGTGAGGGTGTAGGTGACGAGATAGGCTGGAATACCATCACAGCTCGATTAAACGTTGGGTTAGTGGCTGCATACCAGGCAGACTTTGATCCTGAGTATTTTTTGCTAATGGATAGTTTAAAAGCAATTGTTAATGTGCGAGAGAGATTCTTAAATACTGGTCGGTGGGGATTATCTGGCGATGATCTTAAAAGCATTGGCGATGGTTTAGTTACTGTTGATAATCTACAGCTATCAATAACAAGAAAGCAATTATCAAAAGCTATTGACTATGTATTTAAAAATGCAGGAGCTTTAGATGATGTTTCTAACTTATACGTGCAAATATGAGGATAAATTTAACTGAAGCTGAATTGTTTATTTGCAGAATGTTAGGTGTTATGCGTAGGTCTGAAGCAATGCACAAGGTATCAAATAAGCAGGTAGGAAAAGATGATACCTGGTCAATTGATATTGATGGTGTTGTTTCTGAATACTGCGTTGCTAAAATGTTAAATATATGTCCTGATTTAACTGTTAGCGTAAGAAGTGGTGGTGTTGATTTAATTAGTTCAAAAGGAAAGACAATTGATGTTAAATCTACGCGACATAAAAATGGCAGATTACTTGCGACATTAAAAAAAGTTGATGATCCTTGCGATATTTATGTTCTGGCTATTGTGGATGATTTTGGAGCTGATATTGTTGGGTGGTGCAATAATGACGAGTTATTTTCTGATAAAAACAAAATTGATTTAGGTCATGGTATTGGTTATGGATTAAATCAAGAATATCTAAATAAATTTAAAAATGATAAATCCTAATGAAGCAATAGACTACATAATTAAGCACTCACAGGCTTATGCTAAAGCTAAAGCTCAAGTTACTTACTTGACTGAGTACCGCAAGACTAAGAAAGCTATTTGTTTCCAATCAAGCCTAAGATCAACAATGGCAGAGAAAGAGG